AGCAAAGCGTGCAGGTGAATTAAGCAATGAAGAACTTCAAAAAATTGCTAAACGTATGGAACTTGAAAAACGTTATAAAGATCTTAATCCTACTAAAGTTGCTAAGGGTAAGAAAAAAATTGAAGGTGTATTTTCAGGAGTTGCTAAAACAGCAGGAATAATTGGTTCTGTAACTGTATTAGCTGTTACTGGCAAAAAAGTACTCGAGTATGCCGTAGCTCGTAAAGCTGCTCTTGTAGCCGCTAAAGCCGTCTTAGGAGGATAAAATATTATGAAAGATGATAAATTAGAACATGTTGGAGTTATAGGAATGAAATGGGGGGTACGTCGTGCTGATAGGCGTTCAGCTCTTTCAGAACGTTGGTCTAAGAATTTAGGATCAGTAGGTCTAAAAGGGCTTTCAGAAAGTGCACATCGAAAAGCTTTAAGTGAAAAAGGAAAAGCTAACGAATTACGAACAGCAGTAAAAGCGAAAGAAAGAGAACGTTTTAAAAAGAATCTAGAACAAGCTAGAAAGCGTTCAAAAGATGTGAAGGGTGCAATTGATAGTTTAGTTCAAGAAGGAATAACTAGTGCAGCACGACGTGGAAAGAAATTTAGTGTTAAAAAAGATAGACAATACTGGGAAAATTTTTTTAAGGGAAGTATTAAAGTAAAAGATATTAAACGAAGTAAAGATAGAATGACAAGAGTTCAAAATAAAGTTGAAGATCTTTTAGCTGCTGTTGGTGACATGATCGTATAAAATTTTAAATAAGGAGTTATTAGATGGTTGATAAAGAATATTTGCAGCATGTCGGTGTTGTGGGAATGCGATGGGGTACACGTAGAAGTGCTGGAAATACCACGGTAAGAGGTAAACCAGTGCCTAGAACGACTACAATAAGAGGCAAACCAGTATCCGAGATGACCACAATAAGAGGTAAACCAGTATCTAAACAACATATACAAAGTTCGTTAAAAAAAGTACAAAATTTAAAAATGAACGAATTAACACCAGGTGAAAAATATTGGAATTCATTAAGTACTGGCCAAAAAGCTGTAGCTGCCACCATGGCTGTATTAGGTACTATGAAATTAATTGATATTTTTCTGGGTACCAGTTACCCTATAGCGAAGAGAGTTCTTGGGTAAATAATATGTCTTTATTAAATACAGCAATTCCTATTTATTATGGTGAATTTCGTAAAAAAGTTTTAAAAGGAGAAATTCCCGTATGCAAAGAAATCTCCATGGAAATGAATAGGATCGATCAGTTAATAGAGAACCCTGGAGTTTTCTATGATGATCAAGCTGTAGAAGGCTTTGTAAAATACTGTGAATCTGAACTTACTCTAACTGATGGAAGTGACTTAACTTTACTTGATACTTTTAAATTATGGGCAGAGCAAATTTTTGGATGGTATTACTTTGTTGAACGAAGTGTCTACGTACCAACTCCTAGTAATCATGGTGGAAAGTATATACGTAAACGAATTAAAAAACGTCTAGTTAATAAACAATACTTGATTGTTGCTCGTGGTGCTGCTAAATCAATGTATGCTTCTTGTATACATAATTATTTTTTAAATGTTGATACAGCAACAACTCATCAAATTACCACCGCGCCCACGATGAAGCAGGCGGAAGAAGTTATGTCACCTATACGAACTTCAATTACTCGATCGCGTGGTCCTTTATTTAAATTCTTAACTGAAGGGTCATTACAAAATACTACGGGTTCACGAGTGATGCGTCAAAAGTTGGCATCTACAAAGAAGGGAATTGAAAATTTTCTGACTGGTTCGTTACTTGAAGTACGTCCTATGTCTATAGATAAACTTCAAGGATTACGTCCTATGATTGCCACAATTGATGAATGGTTATCCGGAGATATTCGAGAAGATGTAGTTGGAGCCATTGAACAGGGTGCTTCTAAGTTAGATAACTATTTGATCGTTGCAATGAGTTCAGAAGGTACTATTCGTAACAGTAGTGGTGACACAATCAAAATGGAATTAATGGACATCTTAAAAGGTGATTACATTAATCCCCATGTATCGATTTGGTATTACAAACTCGACGATGTTCAAGAAGTGAACGATCCAAGAATGTGGCTGAAGGCTAATCCCAATCTTGGAAGAACTGTAACTTATGAGACCTATCAGTTGGATGTTGAAAGGGCTGAAAAAGTACCTTCTACAAGAAACGATATTCTTGCCAAACGATTTGGAATTCCCATGGAGGGTTATACCTATTTCTTTACCTATGAAGAGACACTTACACATAGACATAGAGATTTTTGGTCTCTGCCGTGTGCATTGGGATTCGATCTTTCGCAAGGAGATGATTTCTGCGCTTTCTTATTCTTATTTCCATTAGCAAATGGGTCATTTGGGATTAAGACTCGTTGCTATATTTCTTCATTAACCTTAAAGAAATTACCAGGTGCGATGAGAATGAAATACGAACAATTCATTGAAGAAACTAGTTTACAGGTTCTTGAATGTACTGTTCTGGACATGATGGAGGTTTATGACGATTTAGATAACTTTATAGTCGATTCAAGTTATGATGTTCGCTGTGTAGGATTTGATCCCTATAATGCAAAAGAATTCATTGAGAGATGGGAAAGGGAAAATGGATCTTATGCTATAGAAAAAGTTATCCAGGGGGCAAAAACTGAATCTGTGCCACTTGGTGAATTAAAGACCCTTTCAGAAGAACGTATGCTTATTTTTGATCAAGAGCTTATGACGTTTGCAATGGGTAATGCCATAACACTTGAAGATACTAATGGTAATAGAAAACTTTTGAAAAAGCGCTACGAACAGAAGATTGATCCTGTTGCGGCCATGATGGACGCATATGTAGCGTATAAAGCTAATAAAGATCAATTCGAATAACATATTTCAATAGGAGAATTTAGAAATGAGTGAAAGTCAAGATCGTTCAAATGATATTAATGTAAGTGCCAGTGTTGTTGCTAATCCAGGAACACTTAATATTGAGAAATTTTTGAAAAATCGTTATAAAGTTGAAGCATTTCGAGATGGCGAACTTTTGTGGACTGAGGAATTTGACAATCTTGTAGTCGATGTTGGATTGAATGACTCTTTGGATAAGCATTTGAAGGGTTCTGCTTATACGGCTGCTTGGTATGTTGGTGTGGTTGGTGCTACTCCAACTTTTGCTGCGGCTGATACCATGAGCGGTGCACATGCGGGCTGGACTGAGCAAACTACTTATGATGAAGCAACCCGTCCCGTGTTAACTCTTGGTACTGTAGCTGGTAAGAGCGTTGACAATTCAGCTAGTAAAGCAGTCTTTACGATCTCGGGTACCGTAACTTTGGGTGGTGCTTTTATTGTTACTACCAATAATAAGGGTGGCACGACTGGTATTCTGTATGGTGGTGGAGTATTCTCTCAGAATCGTGCATTGGTTGACAATGATGTTCTGAATGTAACCATTACTTGTACTGCTGCTGCGAGTTAATATGAAGAAAACGCTGTTTACATTAAATGTAGACGGCTATGCTCCTGAAATTACCGCTCTTACTTATCCGCTTTTTAAAAGATATGCTCATAAGATAGGGGCGGATTTTCACGTCATAACCGATCGTAAATATCCGTCCCTACCACCTGTCTATGAGAAATTACAAATTTTTAATCTTGGTCAAAATTCTGATTGGAATATATACATTGATTCAGATGCTCTTGTTCATCCTGATTTGTTTGATGCGACAGAGTTTATCGGAAAAGATACAGTAATGCATAATGGCGTAGATTTAGCTAATAATCGGTGGAAGTATGATAATTACTTTCGACGCGATGGTCGTCATATTGGATCGTGCAACTGGTTTACGGTTGCATCGGACTGGTGTATCGATTTATGGCATCCGCTAGATGACATAAGTTATGAGCAGGCACTGTTGAATATTTTTCCGATACAGGTAGAATTGAATTCTGTAATTACGCGAGAGCATTTAATCGATGATTATATTCTTTCGAGGAATATTGCTCGATTTGGATTAAAATTTAAGACGTTGTTAGGTTTAATGAAAGAACTCGGCGATACTGGTAATTATTTATGGCACCAGTATACGATGACAACCGAAGAGAAGGTTGTGCAGATGCGTGGAATCTTAGATCAGTGGGGTGTTCATGCCTAACAACACTTACACGATTAGTGGTGCTGGAACTTGGACCGTTCCTACTGGTGTTACTCAGGTTACAGTTGAGATTTGGGGTGCTGGTGGAGGAGGTGGCGGATCCAATAATAATTCTACTGCTGGTGGTGCTGGTGGTGCTGGTGGTGGAGCTTATTCTAAAATAGTTGTAAGTGGACTTGTAGCAGGTAATATCCACGGATTTTCTATTGGTGCTGGTGGAGGCGGTGGTACTGGAAATGTAAATGGTACTGGGGGTGGTTCGACTGTCTTTAACAATAACTCGGGTGGTAATACGGCCACAATCGTTTCTGCGAATGGTGGTGGCTTTGGTATTCATGGAGCTAACACTGGCAATAAGGCAGGTCTAGGTGGAGCTGCTAATATTTCTGGTGGGGGCATCACATCTTACAAAGGTGGCAATGGTGCTAATAATGGCGGTGCGAGCATCGGAGCAGGAGCAGGCGCAGGAGCAGGTAACGCTGCTGCAGGAAATGATGTTCCTGTTACTACAGTGACGGGTGCGACTGGAGCTGGAGGTGGTGGTTCCGGTGGTAATGGTGGTGCAAGGAATGCTAATGGTAATAACTGGCGTACTGCTGCTGGCGCTGGTGGTGGAGGTGCTGGACGTTCGAATACTACGACTGGTGTAAATCGAGTAGGTGGTACTGGTGGTAACGGCCAGGTTATCGTGAGCTGGATTACGACGGTTGACGAGACTTCTGCGGCGAATAAGTTTCTTGGATTATCTACTATCGAAGGTAGATCATATTTTGAAACGTTATATGGAGCTTAGTCATGGCGATCACAATTACATCTCCGGTAACTAAGCGAACATTCAAATCGAATGGCGCTATTGGCGACATCGCGATTTCAGGTACGTATACAGGAACGCCCACTGCGATTGAGGCATCTTTTAATGGTGGTGCATATGCTACAATTGTTGCTTCTCCATCGGGAGGAACGTATTCGGGTACGCTTTCGAGTCAATCTGTTGGGCAAGGAACTTTAACGGTTCGTTTCACAAATGATGTCGGAGAAAATGCGTCTGTCACTCTCATTGGTGTTGGATATAGATTCGCAATTGCAGGACAATCAAACGCAGCTGGATATGGTAACGGTCCGAACTATTACTACTCCGCTTCTGGTATTATGCCAACATTATTTGGCAATGATTACAATTGGAAGGAGTTACTTGATCCATCAGATGATGCTACAAATCAGGTTGACACTGTATCACTCGATGCGAGTTGCAATGGATCGGCATGGACAATCCTATCAACTTATATTTTGCAAGCTACTGGCATTCCAGTGGAGTTTATACCTTGTGCATTGACCTCAACTAGTATCGCTAGTTGGCAACCTGGAACAGATCATCAGGATCGAGCAACATTGTATGGTTCGATGGTCTATCGATCGATTCAGTCAGGTGGAGTCAATGCAGTTCTGTATTGGCAGGGTGAAGATGATGCCCTTCAGGAAACGACAGAGGCAAATTACAATACTGCTATGGATTCTCTTGCTGATGCGATTTGGACGGATTTGGGTTGCAAACTTATGCCGTGTACGATTTTCAATATGGACAATCCGCCTTACGTAGCAGACAATACAGCAGTAAACAATGCTATTAATACTGCATGGGGTGACAATAGTCATGTGTTGACTGGACCTGATTTCGCAGACATCAAGGCTAGCGAACTTACTGGTATTCACTTTGGTCAACCCCATAGTTATATGATTGCGATCCGCTGGTGGTATGCTTTACGAACTGCACTAAATTTTACTGATAACATTGTTCAGTCTAATCAATACTGGCTCATGGCAAACTCCGTACCATGCTCTTTTAAGAAAAATGTAACTACAGGCAATGTGATTGTTGTAATGATTGCACAGTACGGTGGTACTATCATGGGGGCAACTGCGATCAGTGATAATCACTCGAATACATACACACTGATCGGTTCGGTACTTACTTATTCTGGGGATAGTGCTCTGCATCTTGGGATGTATTACGCGTATAATGTCACCGGAGGCGCAACTACTGTAACGTTTGCAGGTGCCGACACTCCGTCGATTACGATTGTAATCCATGAGTACCCTGGGTTAACTACCTCGGATCCACTTGACAAGAATCATGGTGATCAAGCAACTAGTGGTACTACTCCTAATAGTGGAAATACAACCGCAACAGTACAAGCACAGGAGTTGCTAGTTGGGGCGTTTACTCCCTATGCAAGTACCTTTATGCATCCCAATCCAGGATCGAATTATCGTTTACGAAATGTATATACTGATGGGAACTTTACAAATATAATTGGAACAGAAGATAGAGTTGTATCGGCCATAGACGTTTACAATGCTACATTCACACAGACTTACGATGCTGGTTGGCTTGCGATGATCGCAACATTCAAAATCGCTGGCCCAGCAGGAACAGAAGAGTCTGTCTCGCTTGGTAAGATCCTGAAGGTTACTCAACCATTCTCCGGTACCGAAGATGGAACGACACTTACTGTACATAAAGGCGTTTCTGTCTCGGAACAGGTAATCGTACAAGGCGCAGTATCGTTAGCGAAGTTTAAAAGTATTAGTGCACTAACAAATGTGAATGTTTTCGATGTAACATCGTTGGCCAAGTTTGATGGCGTTTCTATTTTTGAAATAAAGACTTTTCTCGAATTATTTACACTAACACGTTCTGGGGGTTTGACGTCAGAAGGTGTACGAGCAGCAATTGAAGAATCTGTAATATTAGCAAATTTCAAAGGTATTAGTGCTCTTAATCAACTGGTTATTGGAGATGGGGCGACACTAGCAAAGTTCATCGGTATTACGGCTCCTAGTCAAGTAATTATCGAAGATCTAGCGACATTAGTGCGTTTTGTAGGTATTACAACGACGAGTGCCAGACCTACTATTTTGGAAACAGTTATTCTTTTATATTCTGCAGATTTGGCCTCAGAAGGTGCACGACCAACAATTGAAGAATCTGTGACACTAGTGAAGTTCATCGGTATCACTGTTGTTAATCAACTAGTTATCGGAGATGGGATAACGCTAGTGGGTTTTATAGGTATTGGAGCAACGAGTGAGAGACCTACTATTCTGGAAACACTTATCCTTTCACGCTCTAACACACAAACTAGTGAGACACAGACGAATGAAAAAGATGCAGTTAGTTTAGCAAAATTTATTGATATAACAGTACTAGAAGAAACGCAAGGTTTTATTAATGAAACTGTTATATTAGCACGTTCTATTGCTATAACAGTATTACAAGAAGGAATAAGTCATGTAAATGAAAATATAAGTATTAATCGATTGATTGGTATAAACACAGATGCACAATGCCAAGTTAATGATAATACGGTTTTAAATCGATTAATTGGAATAAGTGGAACAACGCAATGTCAAGTCAATGATAATTTAATTTTAAATCGATTAACTGAAATAAGTGGAACAACACAATGTCAAGTTAACGATTATTTCTCTTTAGCAAAATTTATTCGAATAATTATAACTGAAGAGACAAGGGGACAATATAGTGAGAGTGTAATATTTGATCGTTTTATCGGATTAACAGTATTACAAGAAGGAATAAGTCATGTAACTGAAAGTGTAAGTGTTAATCGATTAAATGGAATAAGTATTATCGAGCAAAGTAAAGTATATAATAGTTTGATATTTGATCGATTAAACGGAATAACTATTGCTGAACAATGTCAAATTTTTAATAACTTGATATTTTCTAAATCTAGTGGATTAAGTATTATTTCAGAAAGTATTGCTAACGAGAATATCACCGTTAATAAATTTAATGGATTAATTACTAATTCACAGATAGTAATACCTGAGTTAATAACTTTATCTCAGTTATATGGTTTAGTAGTTTTTGATAGTCGATATCTATTAGAAAATATTAATTTACAACGTAATAATCAATTAATATTAGTCGATAGTCCAACCATTTTTGAACAGGTTGAACTTGGAAGAATAGATATTGCAACTATTATAACTGTTTTAATTGGTTATAGTAATATTAATTTGAACCAATATAAATCAATTATAGCTGAACCACCATCGTTATATGTATATAATGATGGAAATCATTCTATAACAGTATTATTCCGTGATAAACGTGCATCAGTTAATTGGCGAGATAAACGTGCTTCGATTAATTGGCGAGATAAACGGTCAAATAAGTAAGGAGGTTTGATGCAAACATTATTACCAAGTAAAGATCCCGATAACGAAGAACCATATTTTGTTGTTTGGTGTGATACAGAAACTGGTCGTAATGATGGAATGAAAAATGATCATGGTGAACTCCAAGGAGGAACCATATCAACAGTTTCATGGATTATGCCAGTAAATGATCCACCAGAATTAGTTAAAAAAAGTTCTAATCAAAATGCTGTTACTATAGCAGGAGTTGACTATCCAATAAATACTGTCTGCACTATTTGGCTAGAAGGTGGAGTAGCCAATAAAGATTATCCAATAACTTGCCGAATTACTACTGATGATGGTAGAACTTTAGATAAAACTATTATTATTCCAGTAAGAGAAAATTAAAGTATATAGGAGAAAATACATGTTTACTACTGTAGGATATTTTGATAGGGTTGTTAGAACGACTGTTGAGCGTATTGAAGCCTCAATGGGAGGAAATGTCAGTATTGTAAGTGATAAGAAAAAAGAGACAGTTGCAGTGGATTGGGAAAAAAATGCTAAAACCGTGAGCGCTGTTCAATTTCAAAAAGTATATTCTTATAAAGAATTTGAACAGTTAGTTGATTCCAATGAAATTGTAATGGATTTTGTTAAAGCTTATAGAAGTGCTGGAGAACCAAAAGTAGTAAAAGCAGTAAAAGTAGTAAAAGTAACAAAAGCAACAAAAGTTGAAGAGCCAGAAGTTGAAGAACTAACAGCAGAAGAACCAAAAACTGAAGGAGAAAATATCAAATGACTACAGATTTAACATATGAGGATCTTGCTTACTTCTCAGGAGCAAAGATTGATTTTCATGAAAAATTAAGAATGTTAGGAGGGTATGGAACTCCAGTAAATGCTGTTAATGCAACGATGACATTGGGAGTATCTGGTGTAGCAGTTGATAGTGAAACTGTAAGTATTGGAACCCAGAAATATGAATTTTGCGCTGATACTGCTTTGACCAAGACTCTTCCAACGAATATTGCAATTGATATTTCGGATCATGCAGCGCATGCTACCGATAATTTAACCATCGCCGTTCAACCTACCGCCGGTGATACAATGACCATCGGGGCAAAAATTTATGTATTTGTTCCCAATGGTACTGATAATTTGGATACAGAGATTAGCGTTGCAACCAGTTTGGCAAGTGCTAAATTAGCTATTGTGGCCGCCATTAATGGTACTGATGGACACAATACTCCTCATCCACTAGTTAGTGCTGCTACATTTGCAGGAGATGTAAGTGCTATTACTGCCTTAGTTGGTGGAACTGTCGGCAATTCAATTGCAACTACAGAAAACTTTACATCTGGTTCAAATGTTTTTAGTTTAACAGCATTAGCAGGTGGAACAAATTGTTCTGCTGCAAATGCGCAATCACATCTTGTTACAGTAATCAATGCTAATGATACTCAGGGCGTTACTGCATCTAATGGCTCAGGTACTGACGTACTTTTGACTGCGGATGTAGCTGGTGTTGCTGCTAATAATATTGCACTTGCTGAAACAATGACTAATGGAGCGTTTACTGGAGCTGCAGTAAAAATGGCCGGTGGAATAAATGGAACCATAGGGATACATGGTCAGCCTATGGTTGATGCTACATATTTGTATATTGCCTCCGCGGATAATACGGTAGTTGATAAAAATTGGCGTCGTGTTTCTCTTGGTAGCGCTTTCTAAAAGGAGGATTTAGCAAACTATGTATGTTCTTTAAAGAATATATTTTAATTAAGGAGGTGGTGTGTAGTGCCAAATACATTTGGTGATCGTTTAAAACATGCATGGAATGCCATCCGATACGGCGAGTCACAGCAAGCATATACAAATATTGGACCTGCTTATAGCATTAGACCAGATTTATATCGTTCAAGAATGGGAACAGAAACTTCAATTGTTTCTTCTATTTATACTCGAATTGGTATAGATGTAGCTTCAATTCCTATTCAACATGTTCGCTTAGATGATGATGAAAGATACATTGAGACTATCGAATCTGGTCTTAATAATTGTCTTACGTTAGAAGCAAATATAGATCAAACAGGTCGTGCATTTATACAAGATGTAGTGATGTCCATGTGCGATGAAGGGGTTGTGGCAATAGTTCCTATTGATACTACATTGAATCCTAATGTTACTGGATCATATGATATTTCAACTATGCGAACAGCAAAAATTGTTGGATGGTATCCAAAACATGTACGTGTTAATGTTTATAATGATGAAACTGGATATAAACAAGATATTACACTTCCTAAATCTATAGTTGCTATTGTTGAAAATCCACTTTATCAAGTAATGAATGAACCAAACTCCACGTTACAACGTCTTATAACAAAATTAAATTTGTTAGATGTAATAGATAGTCAAAGTGGATCGGGAAAATTGGATTTAATTATTCAATTACCATATGTAATCAAAACTGAGGCACGAAAACAGCAAGCCGAGAACCGAAGAAAAGATATTGAAGATCAATTAAAAGGTTCAAAGTATGGCATTGCGTATACAGATGGCACAGAAAGGGTTACCCAATTGAATCGACCTGCCGAAAATAACCTGATGGGACAGATTGAATTCCTGACGAGTATGCTTTACAGCCAGTTAGGATTAACGAAAGCTGTCTTTGATGGTACGGCAGACGAAAAAGAAATGATCAATTATTACAATCGATCAATTGAACCCATTCTTGCTGCAGTTGTAGATGCAATGAGGCGTGTGTTCATCACAAAAACTGGTCGGACGCAAGGTCAATCTATTATGGGGCTTAGAGATCCGTTTAAACTTGTTCCGGTTAGTCAAATTGCTGACATAGCTGACAAATTTACTCGGAATGAGGTTCTAAGTTCTAATGAAATTCGTCAGATTGTTGGACGTAAGCCCAGTGATCAGACTGGTGCTGATGAATTACGTAATAAGAATCTTAATCAACCACAATCAGCACCAGAACCAGTGTCCGAACCGGAACCAACGCCAGAAGTAAGTGCTGAACCAGAGGCACCTTATAATCTTAGTTGGAGTAATTTAGTTAATACTAATCAAAATGGAAGGAGTTTATAAATAATGGGTAAACCTAAATACGATTTTGGTGGCTGGGCCACTAAAAACGGCCTTAAATGCACGGATGGGCGAACAATTCTTAAGGATGCATTTAAGGAAAATGATGGTCAGACAGTACCATTAGTTTGGCAGCATCAACATAACGAACCGTCCAATGTTCTAGGACATGCATTACTAGAAAATCGTGACGATGGTGTTTATGCGTATTGTGTATTTAATGATACTGAACCTGGAAAGAATGCTAGAATTCTGGTTGAGCATGGCGATGTATCATATCTATCGATTTACGCGAATCAATTAATTGAGAAATCTAAGAATGTTATTCATGGTATGATTCGTGAAATCAGTCTTGTTTTAGCCGGAGCCAACCCTGGGGCTGTGATTGATAATTTAGCTTTGGATCATGGCGATGGTACTTATGATAAGATTGAAGAAGAAGCAGTTATTTATACTGGTTTAGGATTGGAAATAGAGGAAGAAAAGCCAGTAAAACCAGAAAAGCCAATGAAACCAGTTGCTCCTGTTGTTGAGCATGCTGATGCGCCTGCACCTAGTGCAGATGATGAAACTGTTGAGGATGTTTTTAATACCCTTAACGAAAAACAAAAGACTGCTGTTTATGCTATTATAGGTGCTATTTCTGAAGAATCAGTAGATACATCTATACAACAATCCGACAATTTTGAAGATGAAGGAGATCAAGGTATAATGAAAAACAACGTATTTGACGGATCCGCAATTAGTGGTAGCAATCGCCAGTATCTTAGTCACGATCAACTTACAGAGGTTATCGCCGATGCTTGGAAATTTGGATCGCTTAAGCAATCCATTCTGGCGCATGCTGGGACTTATGGTATTGACAATATTGATTATCTATTTCCCGATGCCCGCCTTTTAGCTGATTCACCAGCTTTTCTTAAACGTGAAACTACTTGGGTTGCCCCTGTTATGAGCGGGACTAAGCACACTCCATTTGCTCGTATTAAGAGTGTGTATGCTGATGTTACAGTTGAAACTGCTCGAGCCATGGGTTATGTTACCGGCGCTCAAAAGCACGATGAGGTATTTGGTCTTTTGAAGCGATCAACTGGTCCAACCACAATCTACAAGAAACAGAAACTGGATCGGAATGATATTTTAGATATTACTGATTTGGATATTGTAGCATGGTTGAAGGCAGAGATGCGCGTTATGCTGGACGAGGAAATTGCTCGTGCAGTGCTGGTAGGTGATGGTCGTTCACAAGCTTCAGAAGATAAGATCGATGAAACATGCATGCGGAATATTTGGAAGGATGATGTTCTATATTCGCACAAACTGCAACTTCCGTCCACTGATAATCTTCCCGAAGAAGTTATGGATAAGATTATTCTAGGACGCACCAATTACAAAGGATCTGGAAGACCGAGTCTCTTTGTAAGTCCTACTTTCTTGACCCAAATGCTTCTGATTAAAGACAGTCTTGGTTATCGCGTTTACAAGACGGAAGCAGATTTATCTGCGGCTTTGCGTGTTTCTGCAATTGTTGAAGTCCCCATCATGGAAGGTTTACATCGTACTGATACTGTTGAATATGATCTGCTCGGTATCATTGTCAATCTCTTTGATTACACTATTGGCGCCGACAAGGGTGGCAATGTATCGATGTTTGACGATTTCGATATCGATTACAATCAGTACAAGTATTTGATCGAGACTCGCTGCTCTGGTGCTTTGACTCTGCCTAAGGCTGCTTTGGTTATCGAGCGCGCGCAGGTATAGTGATTTAAAGGAGCTAACATGGCAAAGTTTCACGGAGTAATTGGATATGTTAAAAGTGAAGAAAGCGAAACTGCGCCAGGAGTGTATAACGAAGTAGTTACGGAGCGCCCATGCAGTGGAGATATTCTTCGTAACACGAAACGTTGGGAAACTGGAGAAAGAGTCAATGATAATTTAACTATTGACAATCGTTTTAGTATTATCGCTGATGAATTCGCCATTAGTAATGTCCAAGTTATGCGGTATTTGAACATACAGGGGTCTCTTTGGAAAATAACATCGTTTGAAATCCAGAGACCCCGTATTATTTTAACAGTTGGAGGGGTGTACAATGGGAACTAGAACCAGTTTGCAAAGTCTTCTTGAAACGTTGTTGGGTTCTAGAAATGTATATTTCCAACCCCCTCCAACTTTAGAAATGGGATATCCGTGTATAGTCTATAATCTAGATAATATGGATACAAAGTATGCTGATAATTATCCATATAGTATTGAAAAACGTTATTCGTTGACAGTTATAGACAAAGATCCTGATAGTCCAATTCCCGACAAAGTTGCTACACTACAAAAATGTCAGTTTGATCGACATTTTATCAGCGAAAACCTTAATCACAATATTTTTATAGTTTATTTTTAAAAAGGAAAAAACATAATGACTCTACTCGTTTGGGATGATACTGGTAAACGTTTTTTCGAAACGGGCGTTGACAAAGGCGTTCTGTATGTTATGGATGCTAATGGGGCATATCCTTTGGGAGTACCGTGGAATGGTTTAACTGCGGTTACGGAAAGTCCTTCTGGTGCTGAACCAACGCCATTATATGCCGATAACATTAAGTATTTGACTTTGATGTCGGCTGAAGAATTTGCTGCTACCCTAGAAGCTTATACTTATCCCGAGGCTTTTGCAGAATGCGATGGTTCTAAGGAATTAGCAACTGGTATTGGCGGTTGGATTGCTCAGCAGGCTCGAAAGAAATTTGGTTTAGTTTATCGTACTAAACTTGGTAATGATGTCGGTGGCCAGGATCTTGGTTATAAATTGCATTTAATCTATGGTTGTCTGGCATCACCGTCCGAGAAAGCATATGCTACAGTGAATGATTCTCCAGAAGCGATTACCTTCAGTTGGGAGATTGCTACTACCCCAGTGAATGTTACTGGTTTTCTACCAACTTCGGTGCTTATTGTGGACTCAACGCAAGCATCTGTTAATGGTCTTGCTGCTCTTAATGACGAACTATTTGGTGACGCTACAACTGGCGTTGCAAATCTTCCACTTCCAGATGCAGTGAAAACCCTGTTACAAACTGTATAATTTTAAAAAGGAGCCTTGGATATTCCAGGGCTCCTTTATTATTTTTTTAAAAGGAGAAGTATGCGATGAAACTATTTATTAGTCAACCAATGAATGGCAAAACGGATGAGGAAATTCTCGAAGTAAGAGATAAAATTCTAAAAGAAGTAAAAGAAACTTACGGCGATGAAATTACTCTAATTGATTCTTTCGTAAAAAATGCTCCGCATAATGCTAATCCAATTTGGTATCTTGGCCAATCCATACTTTTCCTGTCTAAAGCAGATATTGTCTATTTTGGTCCTGGCTGGAGAAAAGCCAGAGGTTGCGTAATTGAAAATGCAATTGCAAATGCATACAATCTAGTTATAATAGAAACTAAATAAAATCTTGAAAGGAGTTTTTCATGCTTAAAAAGATAATTAAATACATAGATTTTGATGGCAATCCACGAGAAGAAACCTTCTATTTTAATCTTACTCAGGCTGAAATTACCGAATTGGAACTCTCGGAAGAAGGTGGTGGACTGACTGCTAAGATTAATAAAATAGTTGAAGCTCAAGATAATGCAACTATTATTAAGTTATTCAAAGAAATTATTGGCAAAGCCTACGGTGAGAAGTCTGCAGATGGTAAATACTTTGTAAAGAATGATCAAGTTCGCGATGCTTTCATGGCTACGCAGGCATATAGTGACTTGTTTGTAGAGTTGTCTACGGATGCTGGAGCTGCAGCGGCTTTTATGAATGGTATTATACCTGCTAACATGGTTAATCCATCAGTTAAACCATAGAAAATTATAAGGAGACTAGAGATGTTGCAGATAACTATTCCTGCTTCTGAACTATGGGATGAGAAAACTAATCAGTTTGTTCAAACGAGAGAACAAATTTTGCAGTTAGAACATTCTCTAGTCTCCTTATCAAAGTGGGAGTCAAAGTGGTGTAAACCATTTATGTCAAAAATAGAAAAGACTTCCGAAGAAACAATCGATTATATTCGTTGTATGACGATAACTCAAAACGTTGATAATAATGCATATAATAGTATTAGTAATGAAATTGTTGAGCAAGTAAGTGTATATATTGAAGCACCCATGACTGCTACCACATTTACTAATGATAATAAAAATGTTATCAATAGAGAAATAATCACAGCGGAGATTATTTATTATTGGATGGTAGCACTTAATATCCCATTTGAATGCCAAAAGTGGCATCTTAATAGGTTACTTACCCTTATTAATGTGTGTAACATTAAGAACCAGCCCAAGAAGACTTCTAAAAGAGAAATATTATCTCGTAATGCGGCTCTTAATGCTTCTCGACGAGAACGTTTAAACACGACAGGTTGACATGATTACCATTACTCAAAAGGGAGATTTTAGTAATACTGAACGATTCTTTAGAAATGCTCAAAAATTAGAATCAATACGCAGGATTCTTGAAAGTTATGGACCAAAAGGTGTCAATGCTTTAGCCATAGCAACACCGAGAGATACGGGACAAACTGCTGCTGCATGGAGTTATAAAATTGAAGTAAGTGGTACTAGTTATTCTATAGGTTGGTATAATTCGCATGAAGAAAACGGTATAAAGCCAGCATTCCTTATTCAATACGGGCATGGAACGAGAGGTGGTACGTATGTTCCAGGTATTGATTATATTAATCCTGCGATTCGCCCTATATTAGATGGTATTTCAGATGATATTTGGAAGGAGGTGTGCAAGTTATGAGTAACACTATTGATAATAGAGCTGTTCAGTTAGGATTTGATAATAAACAGTTTGAAAGCGGTGTTAAAACCAGTGTAGAATCTTTGGACAAACTGAAAAAAGGATTAGATCTTAACGAACAAGCTAAGTCTTTGCAAAATCTTTCCAATGCTGGAAAATCATTTAATTTAAGTAATATATCTGATGGTGTTCAAAGTCTAGCTAATAGATTTTCAGCTTTTGGAATTATTGGGATGACCGTTCTGCAAAATCTTACTAATGCTGCCATTCAATTTGGACAGAAGTTATGGGCTTCAATAGTTTCCCCTGCCAAAAAAGGTTTTAACGAATATGAGATTCAGATGAATGCCATTCAAACAATTATGGCAAACACTGCGTCAAAAGGTACTACATTAGAGCAAGTTAACGCGGTACTAGAAGAATTAAATTTATATGCTGACAAAACAATTTATAATTTTGCAGAAATGGCTAAGAATATTGGTACGTTTACCGCGGCAGGAGTTGATTTGCAAACATCAGCGGCAGCTATTAAGGGTATCGGAAATTTAGCTGCTATTTCTGGTTCAAACTCTCAACAAGCTTCCACAGCTATGTATCAGTTATCTCAGGCCTTAGCTTCAGGCACAGTAAGATTGATGGACTGGAATTCGGTTAATTCTGCTGGTATGGGTGGCGAAGTATTTAAAAATGCTCTTATTGAATCTGCTCGTGTTCATGGAATTGCTATTGATAGTATAATTAAAAAGGAAGGTTCTTTTAGAGAATCTTTATCAACTGGCTGGTTATCTAGTAGTATATTAACTGAAACATTAGCAAAGTTTACTGGCGATCTTTCTGCAGAACAATTAAGATCAATTGGATATACTGAAGAGCAAATAATTGAAATTCAAAAACTTGGTGAGATGGCAAATGATGCCGCGACTAAAGTAAAAACGTTATCCCAGTTGAAAGAAACTCTTCAAGAAGGTCTTTCATCCGGATGGGCTAGAACTTGGCAACTTATTGCTGGTGATTTTGAAGAAGCTAAAGCATTTTTTACATATTTGAGTGAGACCTTTGGTGGTCTTGTTCTAGCTTCTTCTAATGCACGTAATGAAGTATTACAAGGTTGGAAAAATTTTGGAGGACGAGAACTTGCTGTTGAGGCATTAAAGAATGTATTAGAATCTATTCTTAATATGATGAAAACAATTGGTTCTGCTTGGAGCGAAATATTTCCTAAAGAGAAGTTTGCTGGTTGGAATCTAAAGGAAATAACGATGTCCATAAGAGATTTTACTAAAAATCTTCAAATGGGATCGGGTACTGCTTTAAGAGTAAAGGCTATTTTTAAAGGATTATTTGCCATTTTTGATATAGGTGTAATGGCAATTAAAGCTTTACTTGGTGGTTTTACTAGCATTAATACTAGCGGATTAAAGCCATTTCTTAGTAATATGCTTGTCCAGTTATCTATGTGGGCAATGTATCCTATAAAGCTTAGAGATGCGATTAAAGCTACTGATGGTTTTGGTGTAGCAATCCAAAGAATAAAAACTTTTATTAGCGATGCAAAAGCTAGTATTATAGCCTTTATAAACGCAGTTAAATTAAATTTTAGTAAATTTGGAGTCAGTGTAACAGCATTTACTGAATCATTTAAAAGTTTTGGAACCATATTTAAAGAACTTTTTGGTCCTAAGAACTTTGATGTTACTAAAATTAATAGTTTCTTTGAAAAGATTAAATTAGCCTTTGCAGGTTTACTTTCTTCATTTTCTTCTTTGACCAAAATTGATCTAAGTGGAGTTACTACTTTTCTAACTAATTACAAAATTCGATTTGATCCCCTTATAAACTTTTTTAATAATTTAGCTTCTACCCTTAAAGAAAAAAGAACTGATATAAATAAGTCACTTCCAGATCTTTCAGGTATAAAGCAAAAGATTACAGATTTTCTAAGTGGAATTGGAACAGCTATTAATGATGGTCTTAAAGGGGTAAAATTTGATAATGTTAAAGACATTGCAAATATTGGTTTACTTGCCATTTTAGTTAAAGCTATTACTGGTTTTCTAAAGAGTGGTAGTGGAATTGGAAAAAGTATAATAGGAATGTTTGAAGGATTTGCTGCAATTCCAAAAGGAATTGTTGGAATATTAGATAGTGTTAGAGGTTGTCTTGTAAGCTATCAAAAAAGTATTCAGGCAAAAACTTTATTGACCATTGCTATAGCAATAGGAATTTTAGCAATTTCATTAATAGCTTTATCTATGGTTGATTCCGGAAAACTTACAGTAGCATTAGTGGCAGTAACCGCCATGTTTGCAGATTTAGTAATTTCAATGAATGCCCTTTCAAATATTGGTGGTAAGGGTATTGGCGGAGTTGTGGGTTTAACTGTAACACTTGTTGGGATAAGTTTGGCGTTGTTATTACTAAGTGCTGCTGTTAGAAGATTATCTGAAATTGATCCAGAGGAAATAAAAACTGGTTTACTTGCATTAACTGCTATAAGTGCAGGTTTAGTTGTATTTAGTCAAACAATGACATCTGGAAAAGATTTTATAGGCACCGCTCTTAGTCTTATTATTTTAGGATTTGCTCTTCAACAAATAATTAATGTAATTAAAGATATAGGAACTGTTAAACCAGAAGTTGTGAAAAATGGTTTAATTGCCATTGGAGCAACACTTGCCGAGCTTTCAATTTTTATGAAAATAAGTAGTACTGATAAAATGGGAGTCTCTAAAGGAGCAGGTCTTCTCCTTATCTCTAAAGGTATACTGTTATTAGCAGATGCTGTTTATGAATTTGGAAATATGGATCTTAATGTTCTAAAACAAGGTTTAATAACACTTGGAGCTATTTTAGTAGCGTTAGGAGCATTTACTAAATTAACAGGAAATGGTGCTAATTTACTCACAACAGCTGTTGGAATTGTGATACTTTCTGGTGGTTTGCTTCTATTAGCACTAGTTATACAAAAAATGGGTAATTTTACTTGGGACGAAATCGGAAAAGGTCTTGCAGCATTAGCTAGTTCTCTACTTGTGATAAGTATAGCCATGTATGCTATGCAAGGAGCTCTTCCTGGTGCTGTGTCACTCTTAATAGTCGCTGCTGCTTTGACTTTACTTGTTCCTGTTTTAAAAGCTTTAGGGGCAATGAATATTAGTCAAGTAGCTATAGCTCTTGGAGTTTTAGCTGGTGTATTTCTTGTTATTGGAATTGCAGGACTTTTATTAACTCCACTTGTTCCTGTTTTACTTGCCTTAGCTCTTGCTATAGGATTACTTGGAATCGCAGTTGCTGCAATTGGAGGTGGAGTATTACTATTTTCAGCAGGTATGGCGGCATTAGCTGTATCTGGAGCTGCAGGAGCTATTGCACTTACTGCCATTATAACGACGCTGCTGGGAATTCTTCCATTAGTGATTACAGCAGTTGTAGCTGGAATGGTTTTATTTGCAACATTAATAGCTCAGCAAGCTCCTATAATTACTAATGCATTTGGCCAGGTTATAATCTCAATGCTTACCAAAGTTATTGAGATAATTCCTTTAGCTGCTAAAGCTTTCACAGCATTATTACAGGCTATTTTCCAAGTAATTAGAGATAATGTACCAACAGCAGTAGATACGTTTTTGTATGTTCTTGGAGAGATGCTAAAATCTATAGCATTGAAGATTCCAGAATTTGTACAAGCTGCTTTTGATATGCTGATAGGTTTTCTAAAAGGTATTCGTGATAACATTGGTGAAGTTGTAACTGTGGCAATAGAAATAGTTACAGAATTTATTGATGCTGTAGCTGCAAAATTACCTGACATTATTAAATCGGGCTTTAATTTACTAATATCTTTCATTGAAGGAATAACAAAAGCTGTTAAGGATCAAGGACCCGAGTTAATGACTGCGATTGGTGATCTTGCCAAAGCAATTATTAAGGGTCTTACCGACGGTCTTCTTGGGGGAATTGGCGAAATTACAAAAGCTATTGGCAAAATAGGTAGTGGTATTATTAGTGCACTTAAAACACTATTGGGTATTGCTTCGCCTTCAACAGTGACATATGCAATGGGTCGGAACCTTGATCGTGGTTTTGCAAATGGTTTGATAAAAGATTCGGATCGTGTTGAGAGTGCTGCTAAGAAGATGGGTAATAAAGCAATATTAGGTATGAATAGTGCAATAAGTCGAATTAATGATGCTCTTAATAGTAACCTTGATATGAATCCTGTTATTCGACCAGTTGTCGATTTAACAAATGTTGAAGGAAGCGGAAGAAGTATTGATAGTATCTTTGGAAATAAAGGTATTCAGTTATCAGGAAGTATGAATAATCTTTCACTTGCAGCTGCTAGAATGAATCAAAATGGAAGTGGAACACAGATAAACCAAGCAGAAAAGACAGGTACTATCATAACTTTTAATCAAACTAACACTTCACCAAAAGCTTTATCGCCATTTGAAATCTATAGAGAAACACGAAATCAATTATTAATGTTGAAAGGATTGGTCATAAGCGAATGATAAAGTCTATAACTATTACCAATCATCTCGACGAATCGATCACTCTAACAATGACGAGCCCGGAGCAATCTGGGTTCGTCGTTCGTTTTGTTGATGGACTCGGTCCACCAAAAGCAAATATCGAAATGACAGAAATGTCGTTGATGGATGGTGCGGTCTATAATTCCGGACGTGCCCAATCTAGAAACATAGTAGTTTCACTTAAGTTTTTATTCCCACAAGAATATTCACTTGATCAAACAGGAGGAATTGAAATAACACGTCAAAAATCTTATAAATATTTTCCTTTGAAAAAACGTGTAAAACTTGTTATTGAAACTGATGAACGTTCTTGCGAAACATATGGATATGTTGAATTTAATACACCAGATATATTTAGTAACAGTGCCGGAACAGTTATATCAATTCTTTGTCCAGATTCATATTTGTTCTCAACGGAAACAAATAGGACCACTTTTGCTACCATCGATCCTATGTTTGAATTTCCATTTGGTAATGAATCATTAACATTAAAGCTATTAGAATTTTCAACCATTAGTGGCTACACAACAAGAACGATTAGCTACACAGGTGATGCAGAAATTGGTATGATAATGACTGTGCATGCGGTCGGAGATGTTGAAACTGTCGAAATTTTTAAATTAGAACCTGAACCGGTTGAAAGTATAAAAATAAATACAGATCGTCTCCTTGCAATGACGGGAGAAGGATTTCATTCTGGTGATGATATTATTATATCAACGGTTAAAGGTAATAAATATGCCGTTTTAATAAGAGATGGAGAAACAATTAATATTCTTAATTGTCTCGATAAATATCCTGATTGGATTCAACTTTCACGTGGCGATAATATTTTTACTTATACAGCCGAAGTTGGGGAGACCAATTTGCAATTTAAAATCGATAATCAAATTGCCTATGAAGGGATTTAAATATGGATCTGTTAATTCTAAATAGCGCCTTTATAAAAATAGGCATTATCGACACTTTCGAATCGCTTATTTGGACCGATAGATATTATGCAGCTGGGGATTTTGAATTATTAACCTCCCCAACTCAAAGCATTTTATCCATTTTAAGTCAAGGTAGTTACGCTGCAATTGAAGAATCCGATCATCTTATGATCATCGAAGATTTGCATATTAAAACGGATCCTATTAACGGAAATAAATTAATTACAAAAGGACGATCGTTTGAATCCATTCTTGACAGACGAATTATATGGGATCCTATTAAATTTGAGAGTGAGCCGATTCAATATGCCATATTCACCTTACTTAATGAACATGCTATAAATCCTCTTAATGTTTCAAGAAAAATAGATGATTTAGAATTTCAATTTTCTACTGATTCGGTAGTTCTTTCAATTAAAATTTCCAATCAATATTGGGGAGACAATTTATATACTGTTATAGTAGATTTATGCTTTTCTAATAATATTGGATTAAAAATAACTCTAAACGAGCAAGGAAAGTACATAATTACATTATATTCTGGAATTGATAGATCCTATAATCAGATTGAAAATCCATATGTTGTTTTTGGTCCAAATCTAGAAAATCTTAAAAATTCCGAGTATATGTTGTCAAGTAGACTTTTAAAAACAGCAGCCTTATTGGCCGGAGAAAAGGGTGTTGGAAATGCCCAATTAGCCATGGAAGTTGATCCATCTCAAGGATCGACATCAAGTCTTTATAGAAAAGAATTGTTTTTAGATGCTCAAAGTATATCAAGAATTGACCAAAGTGGAAATCAAATAACTGAGGAAGAATATTTTGCGCATTTATATCAAAAAGGACTTGAAGAGCTTGCTAAAAACATTGTTATTGAAACATTTGCTAGCGAAGTTGATCCAACTGGTGAATTTGTTTTTGGCAGAGACTTTTTTCTTGGAGACGTGTTACAAGTTGCTAATGAATATGGTTATGAAGGAAAATCTAGAGTTATAGAGGTCGTTCGTTGTCAAGATGGATCCGGATTTAAAATTTATCCAATATTTGCCGTTGTTCCTGAAAGTCAAAATATTGATGAACTTGTTTATCTTGATAAATCTTTAACTATTTCGTGCCCTAAGGATATTTCTGAAAATGTTACTCTTGGAAAGTCATTAAAATTCTTCTTGGGATGTCATGAAATTATTGATTTTATCATATTTTTAGATTTATCAGCAAATGGACGATTCGATTAAGGAGAGATTATATGACTGTAACATACGGATTTTACGATTCGCTTAATCAAGATAGACGCTATAATGCAATGCAATTTTCAGCTTTGCTTGATTCAATTATTCGCGATGGTGTTTTTCTATCTATTGGTCAAGCATTAGCAGTAACTGCTGGAACGGGTTTGCATGTGGCAGTAGGAATGGGAAGAGCATGGTTTGATCACACTTGGACCTACAACGATTCGAGCCTAGTACTCGATATTACTACACCGCATGCAGTATTAGATAGAATTGATGCTGTGGTTTTGGAAACTAACTCAGATCAAGGCACCAGAGCAAATAGTATTAAAGTTATAGCTGGTACTCCTGCTTCTTCTCCAGTTCCACCAACTTTAACACATACGTCGAGTGTTAATCAATACCCGTTAGCCTATGTTTTAGTAATTCATTCAAGTACTCAAATTGTTCAACAAAACATTACTAATATGATTGGCACTACAGATTGCCCATTTGTGACTGGTATTCTTGAGACTTTAGATATAGATATACTTGTTGCACAGTGGGAAGACGATTTTGAAACTTGGTTTACCTTTTTACAAAACGAATTAGATGCTAATCAAGCAGCCAATTTGCAAGCCCAAATTCTCGAGCATGATCATACTGATACACTTTATACGCAAATTCCAACAGGTGGTTTACTTGATGGAGCTATATCTTTATTAAAACTTGCAGCCACTCTGCGTTTTCAAAAGCTTTTTGAATTTGTAGGGGATGGGGTTAATCTTCCTGATTGGAGCTCTATACCTCAAACTTTTACTAATTTATTACTAATATATAATGGACTTAGTACACGTAACTCGGCTGGTGAGGATGATTTTTGGATGCGAATAAATGGAGATGTAGCAGCTAATTATCGTACTATTGACTATCATAGTCATCAGTCTCCTGTGGCCGAGCATTGGCAGTGGTCAACAGGTACTAATCCTCATGCAATGGGAATGCATGCTGGAATGTTACCAGCTAATACTACTCTTCTTAGCGGCTCAGGTTTAGTAGTCTTTCCAAATTATAAAGGAACTACTTTATATAAAACAGCGATCCATTTTGCGATTTGGACCGGAGGTTTTGCATTTGCTCATACTTATTGGAATAGTACTGTTGCTATTAATCGCCTTACTGGTAGTATGAGTGCTACATATAAACCAGGTACTGGTAGTTTATTTAGTCTTTATGGCTTCAATTAGGAGGCATAATGACATGGAATCCCTTTGATTTAGTAGATATGCTTATTTTTGTACTTGGATTAACTATGTTAGCCTACACAATAGGTTTAACTATTAAAACTCCTGATAAATGGCTTGTGATTTTTCCAATAACTTTTTGGGCAGCTCATTTAACATTTTTCTATGGAGTTATTCTTGTAGGAGATATAACTAATGCTCATTTAATTGATGATGCTCACATTATTTGGAGTACAATACAGCGTCTGCATGGTGTAATTACTATGTTTTATGTAACTTGGCTTTTGTCGAATTCAACTATGAACTGGCTATTACCAAAATCTGTTATAAGTAATGGTAAAAAATGATGGACGAACTTGGTAATTTCACATCATGGCAAGTCTTTTTTATTGTTATTGTTCCTGCTTTAATTACTGGTATACCTGTATTTATTTCTGCTCTAGCACAAAGAAAATCTCGAGAAAAAAGTATGGCCGAGGTAAAAGAAACTGAGGCTAGTGCTGCAGAAAAACTTGTTGGCGCCTATGACAAACTTGCCAAGGATCTTCAAGAACAAATTAAAAAATTGGACGAGCGTCTTGTAAAGGCGGAAACAGATAGGGAAATTAGAGAGAAAAACTGGCTAATAAAACAAGGAGAATTGGAAATAAGATTAGAAAAACAAGGTCGTAAAATTCGTCAATTAGTGAGAGGAGCACGTCGATTAATTATTCAAATTGAAGAACTTGGATCGATTCCGGTATTTAAGTTTAACGAAGAAGATCTAAATGATTGTAACGACGATGACTAAAAATTGATAAGGAGAATGATTTATGTTACCAGATAAAGTTTATAATGTTCTAAAATTCGTGGCTCAATATGTACTTCCAGCATCGGCTACTTTATATTTTGGTTTGGCCCAGATTTGGAGTTTACCATATTCTGAGCAGATTGTGGGTACCATTTTAGCAGTTGATGTCTTTCTTGGTGCTCTCTTAGGCGTTAGT